CACTGCGCCCATCAGTGGGTGATGTGTTGGCCTGGGCAACTCCTGCGGTCAACTCTGGTATTATGCTCATCAATGAGGTCAGGGACATTTTGGGCCTCAAGCATGTTGCTTGGGGAGACACTTGGTATGCCAACTCAGCTATGATTCCTATGGCTGATGAAAATGGGCCAATCGGCCCCGCAGCAGGAGAACCATCATACGCAGCAGGGTTTGAGCAGGCTCTAGCAAACAGGAAGAGAATTATGGAGTCTACAAACTCTGACATATCTGCTCTCTCAAAGGCTAACGCCGAACTGTTGAGGAAAATAAGTGGCTCAGTACAGTAGCCTTCTGGTTGAAGGCATATTACAACTGGGCATACAAGCAGTTGTATCAAAAACCAGGCCCAAGTACAGCAGAGAATTAACTCTGCGCTTGTGGCGTTTGCAGTCTTCTAGGCGAGCACCAATAGAGGAACTACAATTCAAGTTCTGGAAATTGTACAACCAACACTATGCTGCCCTTATGCAAAAAGCTCTCCTAGACCAAGTCCCTGAAGAGCTACTCCTGTCTAACCCTGGGAACGTCTACAGCCTACTCATGATGGCCCAGGCAAAGCACAGAGAGCAATCTGTGGGACTGATAGCTGATGGCTTTAGAGAAGCTGCAAAGAAGGCAATACCTATAAAGGTCAATGAGATAGCTGCTCTAGTTGAGGCTATCAGACACTTTTGGGACTCTAGGAAATCTTCTGAGCCTAATTCTCCACCTCCTCCTGTAGACCCTCAAGAATTAACTGCTGAAGTATATGCTTTGATGGAGGAAAGTTACTTTGACAACCATAGTCTGTTGGTTGCTAATATAGAATCTGACGTTCTAGCAGACCGGCTAAGGGCAATCATAACTTCTGCGGTATCGAGAGGGGCTACTGCCAGAGAACTGGCTGACGATATTGAAAAAGGGATTGGAGGTCCTAACTACTCTGGGTGGCGGGCACTCAGGGTTGCTAGAACAGAAGTTAATGCTATGATGAACAGAATCAACCTTGATGCTATGAGCCGAACTGGTGTTGTATCTTCTAAAATATGGCTGGCTATGGCAGATAACGCTGTCAGAGATACACACAGGGCAGCAGACGGGCAAGAAGTACCTATCAACCAACCCTTCGTAGTAGGCGGTATGCCTATGATGTGCCCAGGAGACCCCGCAGGTGGCCCAAAAGAAGTCGTCAACTGTAGGTGTTCTATGCTACCCGTCATCAATCCGGCATACATACCAGCTGATGTAGACTACGAAACTCTACTTTCTGATATTTCTGGTAGCCTAGGACAATAAGAACAATGGATGCTAATTCCCTATTCTTAGCAATGAAGGGCAGAACTTAGGAGGCCTAGATATGTTCAAACATTTTCATTGCCACGCCGAAATAAAATCTGTCCCAGAGGCCAGCGCTGACGGGATTAGGCGTATTAAGGGCTATGCCTCTACTAAAGACCTGGACAGGGTGAAAGACGTTGTGTTGCCTTCGGCGTTCAGGGAAACCATTGATACCTTCATGAAGAACCCAATTGTTTTCTTTAACCACAATTGGAATGAAGGCATCGCCAAAGTTACCAACCTTTCTATAGATGAAAATGGGCTGTGGGTTGAGTGTGAATGGCCAGCTAAAGGCACCTCTCAATTGGCTGACCAAGTTTGGAGCATGATTGAGCAGGGTATCTACAGGGCCTTTTCGTTTGGGTTCAAGATACTTGCTGACCAAGATGTATCTAAAGACCCAAGTACTCCAGCTGACCGAATCATAACTAAGCTCGACTTGCTTGAGGTCTCAGTTGTAACTGTCCCAGCAAATGCTAATGCTACATTCTCTCTAGCTAAGGGCCTGGCTTGGGGCACCGATGTGTTTCCTTCTTCACAGATGGAACAGTTGGTAGCATCCGCTCAAGAAATACAGACTAAGCTGGGAGCTTCTATTGCTGCCTTGAAGGGGAGCACTCCTGAACCAACTAATGCTCCTTCTCAATCTACTGAGATGGAGATAAAGGGCACTCCTAAGTTTGCTGATTTCCCACTAGCTGATGAGGGCATGCCTTGGGACAAGAGCAAGGCTATGCGTCAGATAAGGGAATGGGCCAGTTCTGATGGCACAGGAACGCCTAGCACTATAGACTGGAACAAATTTTCCCAGTGTTTCTTTTGGCACGATGACGCTAACACTGATAAAATCACTGGGTATAAGTTGCCCTTCTGTTTTATAGTCAATGGGCGCCCAGTTGCTGTTCCTAGAGGCATATTTGCCGCTGCAGCTGCTACTAGGGGCGCACGAGGAGGAGTAAGTCTTCCTCCAGCGGATATCAAGGCTGTTCACGCACACATAGAAAAGTATTACAAGAAGATGGGCAGACCATCGCCATACGAGGAAAGGTCATTCGATATTGATGTGGAGGAATTCCTCCAAGAAGTGCCTGACGAGAAGAAGTGGAATGCGCAATGGCACCTGCTAGTCAATCACCTTCTTGGGTTGAAGTCAACTCTTGACACCGTGGACGCGCAGTATCAAGAGTTGAAAACCGAGATAGAGTCAGCTTTAGCTATGAACGAAACACCAAACACAGAATCTCCTGCCCAACCGGATGGTGGGAAAGGAGCAGTAACTGAAGAACCAAAGGCTGTAATTCCTGCTGTCAAACTAGCTGATGAAGCACTGAAGAATAATCTGAGCCCAATACTCGCTGGGCTCCAGGACATCGTTCAACTCCTTTCCAAAAAGCCCAACTAACGGAGGCAGGCTATGGATAACGTGGATGTCAAGAAAACTGAAGTGAAACCCCCGGAAATCGCTGCTACTGACGACCCTATGCAGAAAATGGCCCAGGCTATTTCTGCAATCAAAGAGCAGTTGGCGGCTGGCGTTCCTCATGAACAGATCGCTGGTATCGTAAGAGACCAGTTGAAGCTGTTGGAAGCTGATAGGCGTTCCAAGGCTGTTCCGGAAGATAACGTGGATGGCAAAGCCATCAAGTCTCTCGATGAAGTTATCGAGAAGGCTACTAAAGACCCAGACCTCATTAACCTCCAGGAGAAGTCTGATGAGGTCTACATCATGTCCAAGTACCTCCACACTCACCCCAAGAACCTTAAGAGCTATTCTGAACTGCAGCAGGCTGTGAAGGCAGTTCAGGCAGGCGGTTCGGCAGGGACTGGGGTAGAGTGGATACCTACTGGCTTTTCTGCCAGGCTGTGGGAAAAGGTTAGGTTGGAGCTGAAGGTAGGAAGCCTCTTTGAGGAAATTCCTATGCCAGCCAACCCCTTTAAGTGCCCAGTTCTGCTTGGGGATATGACGGCTTACTTGGTCCCTGAGAGCGCCAGCGACGAAGTGGTCACCACCGCCACCATTCCTCCGTCTCAGCCTCTTTCTGCTAACATCACGCTGACAGCAAAGAAGATTGCTGCCCGCGTCCGCGTGAGCGACGAAGCAACTGAGGACTCGCTGATTCCTATGATGACTGTCCTCAAAGACAACATTGCCAAGGCTGTTGGCTACGGCATTGAGACCGCACTCATCAACGGGGACACCGCGACTACTCACATGGATGCTGATGTGACCAACGCGAAGGATGCGCGTAAGTCCTGGGATGGCCTGCGCAAACTGAGCCCTTCATCTACTGCTCGCATAGACATTTCTACCTACAATGAAGCAGCCTTGAGGAGCCTGCGCAAGGCAATGGGCGTGTACGGTGTCAACCCGCAGAACATTGCTTGGATTATGGGCATCAGTGGGTACTTGCAGACTCTGGGCCTGCCTGGCGTCATGACCATGGAAAAGTACGGTCCAAACGCGACCATCCTCACCGGTGAGCTCGCCAAATTTGACGGCGCGCCTATTATAGTCAGTGAGGCTATTCGTCAGGACCTCAATGCTACTGGCGTGTATGATGGCACCACTAAGACCAAAACCATCATTCTCTGCGTCCATCGTAGCGCGTTCCTGCGTGGCCTGCGAAGAGGGTTCACTATTCAGCAGGGCCAGGACATTGAGAATGGCCAGGGCATCCTCGTAGCGAGCGTGAGGGTGGCTTTCAATAACGTCTATGCTACTACTGCTAACGCCGTTGCTACTGGCTTCAACCTGACAGCGTAGGTGGTTATGGCTTGATAGTGGTTGGCCAGGGGATAGCCGCTCGGGTAAAATGTCCTCGCCCAAGGGAGGAGCGCCACGGTGGGCTCCTCCCTACTTACAAGTAGGAGAGATACAATGAACGAACCGACTGTTAAAGTAACATATCTGGGCAAGTTGACAGGCAATGCTTACCGCCACACAGAGTATTCTCTCGAAGCTGGTGAGGAGTATGAAATGCCGGCGTCTGAAGGTCAGAGACTGCTTAAAGACTTTGGGCCTGACCACTTTACAGTAGTTGGCCTTTCAACGTCCTCAGTAGACCCAGAGAATGCTTCTGAGGGTAAGCCAGAAGTGTCTAAGCCGCAGCCCAAAGCGTCTCCACAGACAAAAAATAAGAAATAAGTTATTCCTGTGGAGATAGCTGACTGAGGTTAGACGTGGGTAGTCGCTCAGGTAGAATGTCTGGATGCTGCTGGTATGGAGGCAGTTGTGAGAAAGCTCTTATGGTTGTTAGCCGCACTAACTATCTCCATAGCTGTATTCCCTCAGTCAGGGAGCACTTGGACCCCACAAGCTCTCAGCCCAGCTAATACAGGCATAGTACCCCTCTCAGGGTACTTTGGGATGCCTAGGTTCACCACTGACAACCTTCCTACCCCCAAGGTACCAGGGGTACTGGTTTGGAATACTACAGCCTCGGACTGGCAATACTGGACTGGGAGCGCCTGGTTAAGCCTGTCTCACTTTACAGAGTCTGACCCAGTATTTAGCGCATGGCTGCAGAATACGCCCCCAATCACCGGCCACACAGACTCTACCTTGACGCAGAGTGGAACGACGTTGGGCCTGAATCTGGCGAATGTGAATCTCTGGAGCGGACTGCAAAGTTTCACCGCCGGCATTGACGCGACGTGGCCTCGAAGCGGAGATTATGCGGGCTGGATGCTATACTATCAGCCGAACAAGTCAAATCCTTCTTACTCTAGCCTCAATTTCGACTGGATTCCTGGTGGGCACACGCAAAGCAGCCAGACGCAGACGAACGTGCTTAAGCTCACCGGCGTAGAGATTGATACGACAGTCCCTATTGTGTATTTCCGTGGCACGGACTCCTACCCGTTCCTAACCTCGTTAGACGCAGCAGATTTCATGCCAGCTGTTGACCCAGGCACTCCAGGCAACGTTATGACCTCGGATGGCTCAAACTGGACCAGCGCGACTCCCAGCGTGGCGTGGGGCAATGTCACTGGGGCGCTCTCGAATCAAGCCGACCTTGCTACGGCTTTGGCCGCGAAGGAACCCAGCATTGCGTCTGGGACAGTGTCTCAATACTGGCGCGGTGACAAGACCTGGCAGCCGATTAACTGGTTAACATCCGAGAGCGACACGCTGGCTTCTGTCACTGCGCGAGGCGCCACGACTAGCGTCGCGTCCAGTTTCACGGGCGGCCTTTCCGCATCAACTGTCTCTGCTGGCAGCCTCAACGTTCAGACGCCCACGACCAGCACGGTCGGCGCAATTATCAAAGGCTCCTCCAGTCAGACAGCTGACCTTTTACAGATGCAGGATAGCACTGGCGCGGTAAGGGCAAAGTTTGACAACAACGCTAATTTGACTCTAGGTACGGCCTCATCTATCGGCGCGCTAACTTTTACGGGCACTGGCCTAAATGATGCTACGCTAGGCGGCGCCTACTCAGGCGCTTTCAACCAGACCCTTCGCATCAAAATCACTACTACTGGTACTCCTGACAAGTTTGACTGGAGTATAGACGGTGGTTCTACATGGGCGGCCACGGGCGTCAGTATTACTTCTGGCCCAATAGCCCTAAACAATACTGGCGTAACGGTAACGTTCGGCGCTACCACAGGACACACTCTCGGAGACTACTGGCAAGCAACATTGAACGCGCCAGTAGGGTTTAGCAGCGTCACTAACAGCATAAACATTGGTAGAAACCCAGTACTCAGGGCGTTTGGGGCTAGCAACACGGCTATTGGTATAGGGGCAATGAGTGCTGGCAAGAATACAGGTAGCTACAACACCGCCAGTGGTTCGTTTGCCCTCCAATACAACACCACGGGTAGCTACAACTTCGCCAATGGTATGAGCGCCCTCACTTCTAACACCACTGGCAGCTACAACGTCGCCAATGGCGCTGTTGCCCTCGCCTCTAACACCACAGGTAGCTACAACACTGCCAATGGTTCGTTTGTCCTCTATGACTTAGGCACCATCCAACCAGCAGGTAGTTTCCATGTTGGTACAAGTTATACCATTAAGACCGTAGGTACTACAGACTTCACCCTCATCGGTGCATCCTCTAACACAGTGGGCGTAGTGTTCACAGCAACGGACGTAGGCTCAGGCACAGGGACAGCAACGCCCAACAACACGAATAACAACACTGCCGAGGGCTATAACACAGGCAGGGGAATTATCTACGGAACAGGGAACACAATCCTCGGCGCAAACGTAACGGGGCTTGATGCGGGGCTGACCAATAATATCATCCTTGCTAACGGTACAGGTGCAATCAAGGCACAGCATGACGGTAGCAACTGGACGCTCACGGGCAACGTGACTGCGACAGGCAGCGTGACCGCCACGCAGTACCACCTCTCCGCGCTCAACACCGCTCCGGCCAGCGCAACGGATACAGGAACGACAGGTGAAATCCGCGTGACATCCGATTATATCTACGTTTGTGTGGCAACAAATACCTGGGTGCGTGCCGCTCTGGCGACGTGGTAAAAAGGAGAACGCAATGGGATACGACACAACTACTGAGACCAGGAACGTGGAACGCTACATTCAGGAAATTCAGTTACACCGTGATGGCGCTGGCTGTACGATATTCGAGGCTGTAGGTGAGTTATCTGCGCCAGGCGAGGTCAACGCGGCGGGACAGCGATTCCACAAGCCTGAATCCAACAAGCGCTACGATTTCAGCATACAGGACATGATAGCGGCTGGGCTTACGCCGCAGGCTATTCTGGCACTGGACGACCAGATGCGCGCGATGGCCGAACAGATGGTGGCGTGGGCCAAAGCCAAGCAAGCAGAGCCGGTCACGCCATAAAGGGAATGGGATGGAATCCTACGCAGGCCCAGAGCGGCGAAAGGAGCCAAGAATGAAATACGTCGATGAAAACCTCTGCAAGGAGCGACACAGAGAGCCTTTCGCCTCCGAGCGTTGGGTGACCACTATTGCGGCTAAGGTGGACAGGCACGACCGTCAAATCGCCATGCTGGCCGTGTTGCAGATTCTTCTTCCATTCCTCGGCGCGCTGGCCGGGGCGTTAATAGGAGCATGGATAAAATGACCTATCTACTCGAACGTATAGCACAGAACGAGCGCATGACCTAGGGGCGGATGCTCAAGATAGGTGGCTGATAGGGAGGTGAGATGTGGAAGCTCCTTGGCTCGATTCCGCAATGAAAGAAATAGGTGTACACGAAATACCAGGGCCTGAATCAGAAGCAAGGATAGTCTGGTATGATTCATTCACCACACTGAAGGCCACAAGTGATGAGGTTCCTTGGTGCTCAGCCTTCGCGTGTGCCATGATGGAAATCAATGGCATTGAATCCCCTAGGTCTGCTGCCGCCAGGTCTTGGCTATCTTGGGGTAAGCCCTTGGATGGACCAAAAATTGGCGCTGTAGTGGTATTCAGTAGGGGAACAATACCTACAGCTGGCCACGTAGGGTTTGTCAAGGATATCAATGCTGACGGGTCTCTCCAGGTACTAGGAGGGAATCAGGGCGACAAGGTCTGCATAGAGACCTTCAAGACAAGTCATGTTCTAGGATATCGTTGGCCCAAAACTATTCCTGGATTGGGAGTTAGTAACTCCTAGCTTGAGAGCAACATGGCTGAGTAAGGCCACTAGAGGGCACTAATGAGCTATATCTTCAGCATGAATTATTTGAACTCTGATGGTTCTCCTATTACAACAGCTATGGGGGCTGCAGGAACTGTCAGAGCTACAGACAGGTCTAGCGGGGAACAGTTTGATTTCTCTGACTTGACTTGGAAAGCAATAGCTACTACCAGAACTGCCCCACTGACTGAAGACCCTAACACCCCTGGAAGATTCATAGCTAGTTTTGATTATGACGGTTGGGGGGAACGCAGTGTAGAATTTGTTGGGGTAATTACTGCGCCTGGCCTATCCCCTCAAGTCACCGAAAAAGTAGAACTGTTTATGGGAGGTGCTCTCCAAGGCACCCCTTTTATTCCTCCAGTTGAAGGTCAATATGTGTCTGTAGCAGATGTCAGAGCATTTGGTATCTCTACAGACATAGTAGCTAACGACACGGATGTTGCTAGGCTTATTGCTCATGCCTGCCAACAAATAGACTTCTTTACAGGCCAATGGTTTGACAAGCGGACTAGAACTATAGAATTCAGGAACTTGGTAGGCAAAGAAGTATTTCTTCCTTTGTTGCTAGTTACATTGAATTCTATTACTTTGAATGGCACAGTAATACCTTCTGACTACATAGACACCATATACCAACGAATCCCGGATGACCGAGAAGACCCTAGAATGTACCTGCTGATTGACTTAACTGCCAAAGACATTCTAAAGATAGATGGCGTTTGGGGGTGTGTGGACAACGTTGATGGGGCAACTCCAGAAGCTGTTAAGAGAGCAGCGTTGCTTACTATCGCAGAACTGCTTGGTTTTGAAACATATAGCCTATTAGGCAGCGATAGCACTCTACAGCAATTCATCACCAGTGAATCTACTGATAGGCACAGGTACACTATAAGTCCTGACGCCATAAGGGCTTCTATAGGCAATGTAGCAACAGTACTTCCTTTGTCTGCCAGAACTCTGTTAGCGCCATTTATGGCCCCACAAAGGTTATAGGAGGTTCTCATGAAGACTTTTAGATACTTCGGTAAAGCTGGTATAGTGGTCTTCCCTGATGGCAAGGAAAGAATGGTAGTTCCTGGAACAACTTTTTCAGGGGATGTTGCTCCTTCTGGTAGTTGGACAGAAGTCAAAGCAGCTGTTCAGGCTAGTGATAAGGCCATCAGTACTGCTCCATCAAACAAAAAGGCTAAGTCTGACAAATCCACCATTGATGATGTTGACACCAAATAGGCCAGTAACTAATGCAACCTCGCCTTATACATGCCCAGCTAGTAACAGCCAGGATTAGGCTCGCTAGTGTCGCTAACGACCCTAGTTTGGGGGAACCATCTGGGCGTGTTGAAGGTTCTGTAGTGCAATTTAAGGCCCAAGTTTCATATGGCTCCCCTCTGGAATCACAAAAGATTTATGGGGTAACTATGCCGGGAGCTAAGGGCTATTTGATAGCTCTAAACAAAGGTGTAGCTGCTACCCTAGCTAAGGGAGACCGCATAACATCCATCGGGGGCATGACAGTATCTTGGGTGGTCCTTGATAACGTTCCAGCAGGCCACTATGACGCTCCTACTTTAAGATACATACCGTTTGCTGAGGCCAACTCATGAGTTTTGGGGTCAGGTTAGTGGGCCATTGGCGGAGATTGACCTACAAAGGTCTCAAAGATTTAGGCCCCAAAGAGTGGTCCAAAATAGACGGCATGCTTTACCAGATGGGCTTGGCTACAGAGTATGAAATCAAATCTCGTATCAAGTACAGAGAATACAGAATTAACCACCCATTTACAGTCGCCAACAAAACTTCTGGTCAACTTGTAAGAGCTAATGGTAAGACAAGCAAAGTTCTTAGTAGCAGGACTAAAGACCAGCCTCTAGTTGATACTGGTCAGCTGCTCAAGAGCATTAGAGTGACCAAGGTAGGTTCTAGGGGCATGCCTGCGGTGTTTGTTGGCGTGTTAAAGACAGCTAGAAATAGTCAAGGCAAGAGCTTGTACCAAATCGCTAAGATTGTACACTATGGAAAAATCATTGTTGTTACTCCTAAGATGAGGGTGTGGCTCGCTGCTCATGGCCTTCCATTGAAGCCTGAGACCAGAGTGCTGAGAATACCAGCCAGGAGATTCATTTCCTCAGTTGTTCTTGACCCAGTATTTACAGAGAAATTAAGGATATTCACTGGGTCTAAGATGACTCAGATACTTATGGAGAGGTAAATGCCTCAGACCTGGTTTGCTCAGAATATTGAATTTCAATATGAGAATTTTCCTGACTTTGAGTTCTATACTCCTGGCCTAACATTTGCTAAAGGCGGGGGTTTAACTCTGCTTCCAGACCAACTTTCAGGCATAGTCAGAATGAGTTTTGGTGCTGGCTGGTGGGTAAACGGAACAATAACTATTGATTGCCTTCCTGTATCAGATGGAGGTAGTGGCAAGGCTCAGTTTGTTATCGAGTACAATGGCAAGTTCTATGCATATAACTCTCAGCTACCCACGCCAGCCTGGGTTCCTTATGACACTTGTGAGTCAGTGACTGCTTGGAGTGACATGCCGGCGCTGGCTTTTGTTAATTCAGCAGGCTCCCCATTTGCTATCAATGGCGCCAACTCTATAGAGTTTACGCTATACATCAAACTAAGCAGAAGTTCGGTTGACGATGAGTCTCCTTTATTGACCAGGGCAGCGGTGCTGTATTCTTGTATGGTAACTAATTATGGAGCTTATATCAACCAGAAGTTATCAGACTATTTCAAGAACTTAACATTCTATGGCAGAGTTACAATAACCGCAACATCAACCCCTGACTCAAACGGCCAACAATGCATACCAAAATCTCAAATACCCATATTCTCTTCTGGGTATAACAATGCTACATTGGTAGCTATCTACAAGAAGTCACACCCCAACATAAGCATCCTATCTTCAGTAGGAGCTGATG